TTTTTCACGCATTAACTCCGTCATGGAGTTTCCAGGAACTTCTATATCGTCCAAAATCATTAAATCTGCTCTGCTTCCTGTTAGCTGTCCAGTTATGCCCACCGACTTTACGCTTGGAGCTTGGTGAGGAGAACAGTTTACGTCGAAGCTGATGCGACTCCAACGTGAATCGTCTGATTTCGGTCTGAGATGACTGAGCCATGGGGTTTCAATAATTAGTTTTTGTAAGAAGATTGACATGTTATCTGCTCTCTCTTTAGAGGCAGATATGATCATAATTTTTCTTTCTGGATCGTTAAAGAGAGTCCAGAGGACGAAGGCTCCTGTGATCCAACTCTTTCCAACGCCACGGAAAGCTTGTATTTGAAGACGCTTAGGGCCATGCTGAAGATAGTCTGCGATTGCATATTGTGCTCGGGTAGGTGATGGTAGACCAAGCTGATCCCACAGAGCTTGTAGGAACAGCTTAAAGTCGTCTTGTAAAGCTAATAAGGTATTATTCATTTATAGAATTTTATTTAAAGGAGTATTCATTCTTATTTTAGGAGGTAAATCAAGATACTTTTTAATATGAGCTGGCTGCTCTACACCTAAAAACCATTTTAAATAAAATTGTTCTACATCTTGTTTTAATGCACTATCAATAATTGCTTCTGCAGTTTTTTGACCAGTTTTAGATCGTGTAACTCTTTGTTTTGGTATTTCATTAATAATAAAATTTATACGTTCTCTTAGAAATCTAGATCTCCATTTTAAAAAAGTCTCATTAGGTTTAACTACAGGTAAACCTGTAAAATCATCTAATTGTTTTAATAAGTTATTTCTTAATGTAGGATTATCAAAGAAAATAGCAAATTCAGGTTCATATAATATACTTAAATAATCACCTATTTTACCGACAACTTCTCCTGTTCCTGCTCTCCTTATAAGAATTTGACCAGGATTATTTCGTTTAGCAACTGGTACTTTTAGTTTTCTTGCTGATAATGGGTCTTCTATATCAATAACAAGTTTATCTTTAGCTTCACCAAAGCCATGATTAATTCTTTTTAGATGTCCTTCTACAACATCTTTTAATTTTTTATAATTAGGATTAAATAATATTCGTAAGTTTTCTTCTACATTTCTAGATTTAGAAGTCCATTTAGCAAAAGTAGGGTTTTTAGCTTTTTCAGACCAAAACCATGTCATACCTTGAGCTACTTTATGTTCTAAATAGGCTGATTCACCATGTTCCATTAATCTATGGTAAAAAGGATCAGCTGATTTAGGATCTTTATTAATTGATTTAACTAATTTTTTCAAAGCTTTCCCTCCTGTATCCCAACCACTTTCTCTACTAATCTGATTTAATACACTTTCAAGTGGTCTTAACTTCCATTCGCCAACTATACCTTTTGATGCACCTACTCTTTGTAGAATATGTTCTTTACCATAATCGTCTCTAATAACACCTCTTTTATCTCGTCTCCAAACAAAACCCTTCATTAATTCACGTTTAGTTACATAATTAGGATCACTTCTTTTTAAAAGATTTAAGTCTCTTCTAGATTGTCTGTACTCTTGAGCTTTTTCTAAATACTTCTTTAATGCAGTAGCATTTCTACCTGTAAAGTTACTATATTTTTCTAATCCTGAACCAGTAGTAGCTAGTATAACACCACCTGGATTAACTTGATCTAATAATCTTCTGTATATACCTTTAGCACCACCAATAGAATTTAATTTCTTAGCTCCTTTAACAATACCATATCCAGGTATAAATAATTCTCCTACTTCACCAGCTATATATCCATATCTAGGATCTACACCTATCTTATTTAGACCGTATCCTAATCCTTGTCCAACAGCCCAGCCAGGAAAACTTGCAACTTGTAAAGCTTGTTTAATACCAGGAGCACCTAAGACGGTACCTACATTTCTAACACCACCTAGACCAATTCTAATAAGATCATCAGTCCAAGTATCAGGATCTTCTTGAGATGCTTCCATTATAGCAGAACCAGCTTCAACAAACTTACCTTGGATATTATCTAAGAGTTGAGATCCTAATAATTGTCTATCAGGATGCTGTTCTGCAGCTTCTTTTAACTTACCTTCTTTAATTAGTTTATCAGTAGGACCATATTTTTGAGCATCTTCATCATATACATCCTGCATATCTTCAGGAGTCTTATAAGGATCAGGCATATTATTTACCTCTGAATATACCTAATAATCCTCTATTTTTTCTTTTCTTTTGAAAATCAAGATGACTTTGTCTAGCTGCCCATCTTTGCTTCTTACTTAATCCTGCTTTTGCTGCTGGACTATTTCTAGTTTCATGAAGCCACTTTGCTCTATCTTGATCTATACTGGCAGTTTGAGGGCTAGGAGTTTGTAATCCACCTTTTTCTTTATTTATAACTCTACCTCGTCTATTACGAGTAACTTCAGGTTTAGTTACTTCAGGTTTAGTTACTTTAGGTTTTTCAGTGGAACTTTCTACTTCTACAGGTGTTTCTTCTTTACTAGGTATTTTTACACCATCTAAATCCATTCTTTCACTATAAGCTCCCCATAGTTCTCCCTGTTCTATATCAATAGCTTCTATATCTTGATATCCACCAGTTTCTTTAATTGTCTGTTTAGCTTCTCGACTTGCCCTCTTGCTTTCAAGATCTCTTTTTTCTTCAAGTGTGCTCCGATACCCTTTCCTATGACGACCAGCATCTCTTTTTCTAGCAAGTAGTTGTACTCTATTTTTATTATACCAGTTTAAACGTTCCTGTAGTTTTTCAAGACGTTTGTTTTCAGCTTCTATTCGTTTTTGTTCGAAACTCTTTTGTCTTTGTTTTCCGGTTTGTCTACCCATAATTACTTACGTTTCTTTGTAATAGTTAGTTTACTTTTATTAGTATCTGGTTTAACAACTTGGGTATCGACCAAATCCCAACTTCTTTCTTCATTAGGCTTAAGAGGAGTTCCTGGTGCAGGTGCTTTATTCGGATCTTCTCCATCTATAGTGCCTTCAGTATCTATAAGAAGCTTACTTCTTTCTAGGTCTTTAAACCAATCAGAATTCTGAATAGCACCTAATAGAGCTAATCTATTCTTTAGAGTTGTTTGTATAGGATTCATAGTTACTTCCTCTTAGCACCTCCTCTAGCACGGTTCTTCTTAGGTATTTCTAAAGTTAATCTCTTACCTTTATGAGACACATCTTTACCGCCTTTACCCATAATACCTAGTTTCCTACGTCTACGAGACAGTAATCTACGATATGCTCTCTTAGCTGCCGTACTATTAATCTTCTTTTGTTTACGTTTCTGTTTTCTATAAGACTTCCTACCTTTCTTAGATTGATAGTATCTAGAAGTCTTACCTGGGTTCTTAGCCCGTCTTGGAGCCATATAACCTCCGTTGTACTAATTCACGATCTACTTTAGGGAGGATACGATTTAGCTTGTCCATTGGACTGCCTTCGTAAGCAACACCTGTTATGTCATTAGTCTTAAGCCAATCACAGGCTGCTTTTAAGTCTTGAGTACTAGCCTCACCACTTTTGACCCGTTTAAGGAATTCATTAGTGACAAGGTTATGTAACTCATCAAACTTTTCTTCTTTGGCTTTTGCCATAGTTATGGTTCGTAAGATTGTCTACCACTTTCTACTACTTTTAAATTACCTAGTCCAACTCTAGTGACCATATCTGGATCTACTCCTAATGTAGGTTCTCCTACCTTTGGTTGAGGTGCATATTTTGTAACTGTAGCAGTTTCAGTTGGCTCAGGTTTAACTAGTTGTTTAACCTTTGTTGTTTTAGCTTTTCTTGGCATTTAACTGAATAGTTTATCTTTTACAATTTTCAAAGCCTGATCATCTAGCTTATTATCAGTTCTAGCTACATAAGCTTCTAATAGATCTACTACAAGCTTTTTAACTGAATCTGACTTAAGAAAGGCGAATAGGATGGGTTTAATTACTAGGATCATTGTTTTTAAATGGGTTATACCAAGCTTTTTTCTTGGTGGGTTTAGGGTTTAATTTTTCTTGGTCCTTTAAATATTTAGAGATAACTATGATATGTTTACACATAGGATATAATGTAGATGTTGGATCTATCATAAATCCCTTTTGTTGCAATTCTGCACATTTAAGTGCTCTAACTAATTCATAGTCTAATCTCATTTTTTCTTCTTGACGAGCTGCTATTTTTCTACATTGTTCTAACCCTCGTTTATCTAAGGGTACCATGAAGTTAATTTGAGCACCCCAGTTCTCAGCCATAGTATAGCTAGAAGGGCTCATTTTACCATCATCAATATCCCAAGGTTTAGTATGATTCCCCATATAGAATGGAGAGAAGGTCATTGTAGATCCATTACAGCTTATGTTAGGACCATAGTGCTGCCTAGACGGTGCTCCATTATTTTGGAATTGCACCGCCTGATTTGTTACATTTCCTGTTGCAGCAGCTACTGGATTAGATGTGTTATTAGTCTCTCCTTCTTCTGCTCTAACTGGAGCTATTGAGAGAAGACTGATAAGGATACCG